GTGCTCCGGTCTGATGTCACCCTTGCCGCCGCGACGGTCCTTTTTGCCCTGCATCAGGCACAGCACGTCGCCGAAGAACAGGGCGTGGCCGTTGCGATCCTGCATCTCATTGAGATGCCTGGCGAACAGCGCCCGGTCGCACTTCGGGTTGTCTAGGTGGATGTCTGAGGCCAGCAGGAAGGTCGCCGTGTCGGTGGTGACCTCATAGGGAATCCGTATCTCCAGCAGCTGAGGCGAGAGCCTGGTGGCGGTGATCGTCACGGCTCAAGGGCTGGGGATACTTCAGTGTGCGGACTACTACCAACCCACCCATCAATCCGCGCCGCACGCTCTACGCAGTGCCAGTCCTGGGCCTCAAACCACTCCCGCCAGTCCGTCGAAGACTTGGCCCCGTTGCACCGGCGGCAGGCTGGCACCAGGTTCTCAGCCACCGTCAGCCCGCCCCGGGAGCGCGGCAGCACGTGGTCAAGGGTGTCCGCCGGGTCGGTGCAATACGCGCACTGGCTAGCCCAGGCCTCGAAGATCCGGCGGCGGAATCGGGCCTTGGTGATTTTCTTGGGCTGGAGCTCGGTCTGGTTGATCTCGTGACCGAAGGGCATCAGCGCTCAGCGATGACTGCCCATCCCGTGTTTGCGCCTTCCACCATCCACCGTGGGCCGAAGTTCCGCCGGCTGTACCTGGCGAACCGGGCCACGCCTCCCAGGGTGGCGCCGCTCACCAGATCGGCCTCACCGAACGGGTCGTGCACGACCAGGTGATCCTTCGTGTAGCCCACCACGATCAGCCAGTGGCCACCGCCGGAGGGTGCCGACACCGGGCCGCGGTGCAGGAACCCGACCGGCACGGGCACGCCGCGGTTGATCTGCTGCTCCAGATCGGCGAACCCGGCCACCTTGTTGAACTTCGCCCGGATCCCGAAGCTCGACAGCGCCCGAATCTGCGCGGTCGGGTCGGTGGTGTCGCCGTACTGCTGGACCCGCTTCAGATACTGATCGTCGCCATTGGCGCCCTTGAGGGTCTCGGGCTTGAGGTACTGCAGCAGCATGGCGCAGCTGGAGCTGAAACACATCCGCGCCGCCTGGGCCCGGTCGGCGCTGTCCATCTGCGCGTACCAGGGCACCTGCAGCGGGTTGCCGTGGCCGCCCTGCTGCTGCAGCTCCACCACCGGCCGCCCCGCCTGCGAGATTGCCGCCACTGCTCGGGCGAAGTAGGCCTCCCGATCCGCCAAGCCGTTGGCGGGGTCGCGGCCGTTGACTTTTGCCGAAACCTGCCGGCAGCTGGCGCCCTGATCCACGAACGCATTGATCGCGTTCAGGTGCCACCAGAACCCGGCGCTGGTGAAGGGATACCGGATCGACACGTAGGACGCCCCGTCCATCACGTCTGGGTCTTTGATGTAGTCGGCGAAGCGCTGGTAGTTGTAGCGGCCCGTGAGCTGAATCGCCCCGGCGCCTCTGAACCGGCGACCGTCACCGGTGCGGGTGTTCCCCAGGTCCTGCCGGCCTTCGTAGGCGTCGCCGCTGGCGAGCTCCAGCATCCACCGCAGGCCGCCGGATTCGTGGCCGACCTGGGCCAGGAAGTGCCGGATCCTCGCCGGGGTGTTGATCGCGAATCTCCGCAGGCAGGAGTTGAGATCCGCCAGCTGCGACGCGCTGGGCGATCTGGTGAACACCGCCGCGGCCTGGGCCATTGTCACCAGCTCGGCGGGCGGTGCCGGCGCTGCAGGGCTGCCCTGTGCCCGCCAGCCGTCCGTGAACTCCTGCAGAATGTCCGGGTGATCCCTCAGGCGTTCATCCAGTCGGCCCAGGGCAGCCAGCTGGTGAGGGGTGATGGTACCGGCGCGGGCGAGATGCTCGGCGGCGCCGCGAACGGTGGCGAAAGTCATTTCAGATCGGGCAGGCGGTCGCCAGTGGCGTGATCGGCGCGGCGGTAGAGCCGGCGCCAGGTGGGCTTGACGACCAGCTCTGCAAAGCCGGTGGTGAGGGTCCACATCGCCAGCCCCAGCAGCAGGTCAGCGTTCGGGTGCAGCGTCATGCGTCGGGGTCGGTGGGTCGGCTGGATTCGCGGCGGTGGAGGGCCGGGTTCTTGGTCCAGTACCCCACGACCCCGCCCGCAGCCGCGCCCAGGGCTAGGTCGGAGGCGCGGGTGATCATGCTGTGGCCGGTCATCCAGCAGCTGTCCAGATCCTTGCCAGCCACACGGCAATCGATGATGTAGCCGACGCCGCCGACGATCGCCAGGCCGGCTGTCACGGCCCCCAGCCACGCAGGTGCCTGGCGGGTCATGCCGGGTTTCATTTTCCCGCCTCCGACCGTCGCTCTACGTCCCTGAGCCGCTCTTCGTGGTCTCTGAGCATCTCCTGAATCCCCCCAAGGATGGTGGTGGTTCGGGCCTCGAATCTGCCCAGGCCGTTGGCGATCTTCCAGAGGGCTGTGACTCCTGCGCCGCAGAGGCCGAGAGCGGCAACAACGAACTCGGGTCCCACTGGTGCTGCGGTTGTATCTGTGGTCAGTCTGCGGACCCCGCCCTAGATCACCTGCAGTAGCTGCACCGTCACGTCGAACAGCAGGCCGCTGCGGTGGGTTTCCGCAGGCTCAGCGGCATAGACCCAGGCCGTGCCAAGCGGCACGATGTTCGCCGGGTCGCTGTGGCCTGCCCAGATCACGTTCGGCAGCAGGAATGAACGGGCGCCACCGTGCTGCCCCCGGTAGTGGTTGCGGATCTCCTGGGCCTGGTCCTGGCCAATCGTTTCGTAGACCAGCTCCAGGTTGACGCCGTAGCGCGTATCGCCATGCAGGAACCGCACCGAGCCGCCGCCGAAGCCCGTCTCGGTGGTGACGGGGAACAGGCCGAAGCCGTAGCGGCGCTTGGAGGGTCGAACCGCCGGGAAGCTGGCCATCAGTTCTGCAGGGTAATCACGCTGCTGCCGACGCTGAAGGTGGTGTTACTGGTGGTGACGTTCCCTCCGAAGTCGTTGTAGAACACCAGCAGATCATTGGCCGCGGTGCCCGTGGACTTGTAGACCACGGCGCCAGCAGCGGTGATCGTTGAGCTGGCCCAAGATTCGGCGGCGAACGTCAGCGTGGTGCGGTCGTTCGCGTTGTCGCGGGCCACGGTGCAGGTCACGGTCTTGCCGCCAGCGGTGTATCCGCCCGATGCCGCCACCTCGTTGGTCACGTCGGCCCGGTCGGCGTGCGTGTCTTTGTTCGGGGTGTAGCTGCTGGTCACCAGCATCATCTTGAAGGTGTTGGTGTCCAGGTCGATGTTGCCCCGGGCCAGGTCTTCGTGGAACGAGTTGTAGATCAGGCTGGCCATGGTGGTCTGGGGTTTGGGGTCAGGCTAGGGATCAGGAATCAGGGAACGGCGCAGTCGGTGGAGTGAAGTTGGCGGTGTAGCGGGCGACGCCTTTGGTGATGCGCACTTCGTCGATGTAGCCAACAAAATACCTAGGCGACACACTGGAATCTCCTAGCCTGATTTTGGATAGCGTCAAAGTGGAGCTATCAGTCTTGGTGCCTAAGCCTACTCCGTTTTTGTAAAGCGTGCTAACGCCTGAACTTCTAACCAGGGCAATATGGTTCCATTCATTCAAATCAAAAGAAAGACCGGTAGCGAATAGAGCGCCACCGTTTAGCTGCACTCCTGGGGCAAATGAGCTTGCCCTAATAAGCAAATTGCTTTCGTTGTTTGCTGATAGAACTGTATCAAGCTGAGTGCCGCCCATGCCTGTCCTAAAAACCCAAAACTCAATTGTAAAATCTCCGTCGAAAGTAAATGCACTATTGCTCGGTGTAATAATTGCGCCACCGCTAACGAAATTGCCTGATGACCCGCCAAACTTCGACTGCGCTGTCGATACCGTCACCGTGCCGCTTTCGATTGACATCGAAAACGCATTTGAACTGCTGTCTGTAAACGTCGTCGAGCCGTTGCTGCCATCCATGTGCAGCAGCAGCGAGACGTTAGCGAAGTTGGGATCTGTCGAGGATGTCCCGCCATCTGCTGCTCCAGCTACCAGGCTCAGGCTGATAGTTTCGTTAATTCCAAGCGCTCCAGTATTTGCGGATCCTCCTATGGCAAATCCTAAATACAAGGCTCTACTGATTCCATCAATCTCAACATCACCGAACACCTCGCCAGGCTCTAGCGACAGCGCAATGGTTTTATTGATGCCGTTCAACGCAACAAACGCCGCGCCTCCGGCCACGGACAGCGTAATCGCTTCGCTGATCCCGGGCGCATACTCGCCACTATTAGCAGCGCCAGCGCTCAGCCGCAGCCGCAGGAACAGGTCGGCGCCAACCACGCTGGCGGCAACAGGCGGTACGGTCTCAAGCGTCAGGCTGACGTTGTGGCCACCGCAGGGGAGATCCTCAACTGAGCCTGGCCCCGCGTACCGCCAGATGTAGTTGCCTGGCACGTAGTCGGTGATGCTGCCGTAGCTCACCACCTCAGTCGGCAGTGCGAACGACCTGAACTCGCCGCGCCGGCCGTTGTAGTGGTTCCAGATGTCCAGCATCTGCGCCTGTGTTAGGCCCAGGAATGTCAGCCGCAGTTGTGCCGACAGAAAAACATTGCTGTGCCTGACGCGATTCTGCGCGCCGCTGAATCCGCTGAATGCCGTGGCAGGATACTCGCCAGGGGTGAAGGTGCGAGAGCTTGGGATTAAGGCGGGGAAGGTGGTCATGACCCGCCAGACCCCGACCACTGCGCCAATACTTCATTCCGATCGTTTGAAAACTCCCATCCGCCTGAATGGGTAAATGTTGTAATGATTGGCGGTTGATTTGTTACTCCTGCAATTACCCTAGCGTCAAGCGGTAGTCCGCTTTGGCTTTTGAATTCAATCAGTGAGCCACCAATGGCAAAGCCTTCTAGCGCTCCTATCGTTCCACTTGCCCACCAAAGAAGAAATCCCCCAAGCCCTGGTGTTACTCCAGTACCGAAAAGAGCGCCGCCAGGGTCGCTTGTCGGGAACCATCCAGTCTCACCAGTCTCGTCAATGTATCTGTAATAAGTATATTGAGTCGGATCAAACGGCGGCTCTGGCTCAGAATCAGCCAGCAAGCACGGATCAGTGATATATGTCTCGCCATCATTTTCATATTCAAAGGAGACGAATCGGTAGTTCCAGTCATTGGCGCCCAGCACATTGGAGCCAATCTCATCAGGCGGGAAGGCCGGAATGGAGAATCCTGATCTCGGCACACGCACCGCCGATCCAGGCACCACGTTGCCGTCTAGGTCTAGGTTGCCAATGATTGCAACGGTCGGGGTGTCTTCGGGCACGCCCTGCGGCGGCTGTCCCTCAAAGGAGTTTTGTTGCGGTGCTGGGCAGGCAAGCACCACGTTTGGTCGGAGATCTAGTGCGTCGCCTGGGTTGGGATCGGGTTCAGGGAGCCCGCCGCCGCCGCCGCCGCCGCCGCCGCCGCCGCCGCCGCCGCCGCCGCCGCCGCCATCAATCGGCACCTCAGGATCAATCGGCGTAATCTCCCCGCCCGGGTCAGGATCGGGAATCGTCCAATCATCGTCAGGGATCTCGTCGTCATCCTCTGGCGAGTTCAAATCACAACCCAGTCCCGTCAGGTTGCAGTCGTACAGATACCCCGTGCCCTGCGCGTTCACCACGTCCAGGGCGATCAGGCTGCGCAGCTGGGAATCGACTGGCATATGGCTGAGCTCATAGCCCACGTCGCCGGCCAGGGTCTTGGTGATCCGCTCCACCTGGTAGATGTAGTCATGGAACACAGAGCCACCGTTGAACGGATCCCGCGCCAGCCGGACCCGCACGATGCTGCCCTGCTGGAGCAGGGTGTTGTGCGCCTGCGGCCGCACCTTGAATCGGATCGTGTGGGTGCTGCGCACACGCTTGGAGAGGATGTAGGCGCCGACCTTTACGGCGTGATCTTCGCGGGTGCAGAACGCGCTCAGGTCGTGCGATTCGTAGGGGCCGCTCTCTGCTGTGCCTTGGTACCGCACCTCTGCGGTGCGCATCATCCCCAGGCAGTCCTCAAACTCCTGGCGCCAGATCATCTGCGCCACGAATGGCTGGCTGCTGCTCCAATCGCTGTAGCGAATATCGACGGAGCCAGGGACCACCAAGTCGTCGTTGAACACGTACTCCACGGTGAGCGCCGTAGTTTTGATCGTGCCGTCGCTGTTCACCGGCAGCAGCGGTTTCAGGCCCTGCCGCCCGTTCGCCGTCGCTGGCCTGAGTAGGTGGTAGCGGCCCCACCGGCTGAGCAGGTCGCTGTAGTTGATCGACTCCCTGATCCAGCAGTTGGTGGTGATGTCGTTGGCGTCGAGAAACCGGCTGGCGTCGGTGATCGAATCGGTGTCGATCAGCGGCAGCGGGATCCGGGCCGACTTGTCCATCAGCCAGTACGCCAGATCAGCGAACGAATCGCTCGGCGCTGCGGCCTGGTTGTCGAGCCAGCGTTTCACGTCCATGCCCTCCCGCACGAACACATGAACCTGGCGGTTCCACACGTCGAATCCATCAGGGATCGTGACTTCAAAGGAGAGCGTGCTGATCCCCCGGTAGCGGCCGACCGAGCCGCAGTGGTAGGTGGCCTCGGGCTTGTCAAATCCCTCCCGCAGCTGGATCACGTTGGCCGGCTCCCAGCTCCCGGCGCGGCGGTCGTAGGTCTGCGCGGCGCTGCCCACCCGGCACTGGCGCTGGAAGATGTCTCGCACCTGAAGCTGGCCGATTTGGCCCTCACTCAGGACCAAGTGGTAGTAGGCCGTGACGGCGTTGTTCGTGTCGTTCTCAAACCGGCATTCAGTGGCCTTCGGTGAGATGAACACCCCGCCTGTGCCGTTCCGCCTGCGGCCGAACACGATGGGCACCGGATCGCCGATCACGTGTGCAGCCTGCTGCACGTCGAGCGGGTTGTTGCCCTCTGCGCCGCTCTGCTCCGATGGAGTCGGGGTCTGGCCGGCCTGGATCGCCAGCAGGGCCAGGGGGGCGGTGCCGCGGATGAACGAACTCATAACCGGCACCCCACGCCCATGAGCGCTGTCGTCAGTGTGCGGGGCGGCACTGTTGCGCCGACCGGGGCCAGTGCGCTGCCGAGCTCCAGGGTGAACGAGGTGACCGTGGCGGCAGCGCCCACCACCTGGCCGTTGAACTGGGCCACGAGCTCCTGGCCTGCCACTGGGCCAGCAGCTGCGGCGAAATTATCGAACTGGTAGACCTGCAGCTCAGCGACCCAGCCTGCCGCCCGCGCCCGCTCGCACACCACCACGGCCCGGGGTGTGGCGGGGAGCCGGACGCTGATCGCCTGCTCCGTGCCGCTGTCGCCCTCCACGAAACCGTCAGCGATCAACGCCACGTAATCCCACTGCGCTGAGCTCCAGGTCACCTGCGTGGACCAGTACGACTGCCAGCGCTCACGCACGATTCCCGATGCGTCGGTGAGCTTGAGGAACTGCGCCTGTGCCCTGGCCATCGCTCAGCTCCACCCCAGCGCGGTGCGCGCCTGTGGTGTGCGCAGGGTGCCCACCACCTGCTCAGCGACCTGCTGCAGGCCCCGTTCAAAATCATCCATCGAGACCCAGCGGGAGCCGTCCTGCTGCTGCATCACCGGGCCCGTGGTGACGTTGATCTGTGGGGTGGTGGCGCGGGTGGGAGTGCTGGTGGAACCGCTGGAGGGAATCACGCTGCCGCCCCTGGCGCCGCCCAGGAAGCGGGAGCTGGCGGCCTGCATCTTGGACTCGGGAATGATGTACTCGCGCTCGCGGCGCTCACCCACCAGGGCCAGGGTGGGGCGATCGACAATGCCACCTTCGGCGAAGGCGGGGACGGGCAGGATCGGGACTCTGCCGATGGGGCTCCTGCCCACGGCAACGGCCAGCCGGTTAAACGCGTCGATCAGCACGTTCACTAGGCCGCCTACTCGGTTCACGGCATTCACCACGAACGTGAGCATTCCGCGCACGGCGTTCTGGATTCCGGTGATCATCCCGTTCCATATCCCGCTGACGAACGTGGCCACGCTCTGCATTGCCCGAGGCAGGAACTCGGTCAGGGTTGACCAAGCGTTGCGGATCGGTTCGACCAGATAGGTTTTGAACGCTTCACCCATGGCAGTCCAAATACCCACCACCGCATCACGCCACGTATCGACGATGCCTTGCAGGGTGGAGAAATCGCCGCTCCAGATCTTGCGGATTTCATTGCCCCATGCCTTAATTGCGCCGGTGAGGGTGTTCAGGCTGGCGGTGACGATGCCCACCACCGCATCCCACAGCCGCACGAACGGCTCGCGGGCGAACTCCGTCCACTTCCACAGCCAGGAGACAAACTGCGTCAGGGGCTCGCGGAACGCAATCGCCATGGCCACCACGGCGGCGATGGCCAGCACGGTCCAGCCGACGGGGCCAGAGAAGAATGCGATCAGGCCGGGGAGCAAGGTGGCCGTGAACCATCCGAGCAGGCCCAAGAATGCCGCCTTGATCGCCACGATGGCAGGCACCACGGCGCCAGCCCAGCCGGCGATGGTGGCGCCGATGTTCAGGCTGCCAATAATCATCATCGCCTGGCCAATCCCTGTGATAACTGAAGCGACCGGGCCCGCCGCTACAGCAAATGCAACCAGCGCAAGCGCCGTTGTCTGGATTGGCTCGGGGAGCTGGGCGAAAGCCGTAACCAGTGACGTGATGCCGCGCACAAACGGCACAAGAATTGGCAGCAGATTCTCGCCCAGCTCGGTTCGCAGATCCTTTAGCGCTTTGTCAAACTCCTGCATTGCGGTCGGCGGCGGCGGCACGATTTTGTTCAGTTCGGCGGCGGCTTGAATCATCACCTCCGTTGTGATCTTGCCCTCGCTGCCCAGTTTTTTGATTTCGGACGCCGACACGCCCATCACCTTGGCCACGGCTTGGCCCACAGCAGGCATTCGCTCCATGATCGAGCGGAGTTCGTCGCCCTGCAGCTTGCCAGATCCCAACGCCTGGCTCAGCTGAAGCAACACCTCACTGGTGTCGTAGGTCGAGAGGCCGACTTGCTTGGCGGCCTTGTTGACGCCAAAGAACACCGTTTCTATGTCCTGCAGACTGACACCCATCGGCCGCAATCTGCCGTAGAGATTGGTCACGGCATTCTGCGCTTCAACGTTGCCGAGGGCGAACTGTTCTGCCGCACGCGCAGCCACATCAGTCACGTCCGCTACCTCGCCGTATTGCTTGGCAAGAGCGTTGATCCTGATGCTGGACTGCTCAGCCTCAATGCCGGCATTCAGCAGGGTGCGCCCAACAGTGGCGAGGCCGATTGTTGCGGCAACGTCAGCAACGCCGCGCAAGGCGCCGCGCATTTGGCCGAAGGGGGAAACAGAAGCACCGGCGGACTTGCCAACGCCGGCCAGATCGGCGCCGAGTTTCTGCAGGGCATTGCCGCCGTCAACCTTGGCGACGATCCTCAGGACGGCATCCATGTTCATCGCCATTACAGTTTCCCTCTTTTTGCGGGCTTCGGCTCAGCGGCCTTGTTGATCAGTTCCTTAGCGCGGCTCTCCATGATCTGCAGATCCTCCAGAGCCTGGCGCCGGTTACCCACAGCGTAAAGATCCATCATTTGCAGGACTACGCCATAATCCAGGCCGATCACACCAGAGCCGCCAACCCTCCACTGGGTCTGGCACTGCAGGAACAGCATCACGGCGTCTTCGTGCTCGGGCCAGACCTCGAACTGCTTGGGCTTGGTCACGCTCTCCGGCAGACAGGATGCGTCCGCTCCGTAGGCCTGCAGGTCCGCCAGTAGGTCGTCATTGGCGCCGCCGTCACCGCCCCACCAGTGATCGACAGCGCCCGTCAGTTTTTTCTCTTGGCCACCTCCATGGACTCAAACCATGCCTTAACAATCTGGCCCGCGATGGTGGGAAGCTCCAGCAATTGGCCTAGGGCTGACTCACTGAAGGGGACTTCCTTGCCAGTGTCGTCACTGATTCCACTCCATCCAATCAGGATCTCGCAAGGAATCTTGGCCATCACTTGCTCATCTTCAAGCTCGCCCTTTCCGGCGTCAATCGCTCTCGCTAGCCTGATGATTTCATCAATTCTTGTCTGCGGCAGCCGCTTGAACTCCGCATCAAACGAGTGCTTTTCACGCCGGCCGCCATCAACCGGGATCAGCAGAGGGACCGGCCAGGTGTACGAAGCCGACTGCTTCAGAACGAAGGACATGGGTGTTCAGTGAGTGGTGGAGGAAATCAGGTGAGCACCAGGCTCATCTCGTTGTTGGCTGCAGTCGCCTGCGCCATGTAGGGCACGTTGAGCATCTGAATCCCGTCGCTGTCGCTGTAGGTCGGGGAGTCAATGTTGCACTGGCCCATGCTCAGGGTCACGATGTTCCCTGCGGTCTGGCCGTGCTGCCAGGCGATGGTGCCGGTGGCCTGGCTGATCACCTGGGCGAAGTAGTCCTTCTCACCAGAACCGGAGCCGATCACCGGGGCCTCAATCACCGCTTCGCCAGAGGGCAGGCGGTTGGTGATGGGGTACTGCTGCGTGCAGCCCGCCAGCTGGCGCAGGGGGATCTCGTTGCCCAGGTTCAGGGTGAAGGATTCCATGCAGGCCGTGGTCAGGCCCAGGATGTTCACGCTGGTGGTGTTGGCGTTGTTGACGATCACCGGCGTCGCCTGATTGGCGAAGGTCGGGGTCAGCTGGGCCTCGGTGGCGGCAGCCACGTACTCACCGAAGAACTCGAAGCTGATCCTGGGAATCTCGCCGGCCGCCAGGTTGAAGGTGGCGTTGCCACGGCAGCCCTTCAGGCGGTGGCGGTTGCCGTCGTTGTTGAAGTCGAACGACACGCCAACGATCCCGGTCATCGCCGGGGCGTAGGTCACTGAGGTGGTGGCCACCACCGTCTCACCGAACCCGCAGGCCCGCAGCAGCCGGCCCCAGCGAGGGGCAGTGCCGGCCGTGCCCGATCCCGCCAGTTCCACGTCAAAGGTGACCGTGCCCACCCGCTGGCCGACGATCTTGGGCCGGTTGCCGAAATACGGCAGCACCAGCTCGCGATCGATCAGGCCTGCGTCAAGGGGCTGACAGTCCAGGTTCTGCACCAACAGGGCATCGGTGCCGGCGACCGTCTCGAAGGTGCCGTAGCTCGCCTCCACTGCCGCCAGCAGAAGGCGCCTATGCGTCGATTTCGTCATTGCTCGGAGCGGGGGCAGGGGTGGGCATCACGCACTCAGCGGGCTTGCAGTCCTGGTCGATCCACTTGCCGGTGGCCTCGTCCAGCAGATAGCTGCCGCCATCGGTCGGCCGGGGGTCAGGCTCAGGTTTGGATCGCGCCATGCGGAGGGGTGAGGTTCCGTAGTTGCAGCCTATGGAGCGCCCACGCTGAGATCCGTCACGCTGGTGCGGTAGCGGATCCGGTACGACAGCACCTCCACCACAGCGGCGCCATCGGCGGCATCGAACCCCGGGTTGCGGCTTAGGGGCCAGATGTCCATCGCCAGCCCACCTAGGCTGCGATCGGCCATTAGGAGGCTGTGAACGGACTGCACGACGGGATCCGCCACCTGGTCAGGGATCAGGCCACGAGCGTAGACGGCGACCACCAGCGTCAGGGTGTGGTCGATTTTGCAGGTGCTGACGGCCTCGGGACCGGATGACTCAGGGCCGGGCTCAACGATCACCGACGGCGATTCGCTGCGGCTGAAAGCCTCTTGGCGGCTTCGATACACCCGCCCGCTCACGCCGCTGGTGGCCGCCAGGGTGGTGTCGATGTGGGCGAGGATTTGTTCGCGTTTGGTGGTGGTCATGGGATCGCCGCCGCGATGGCGTTGATCAGAGCGGTCACGCGGGCGTCGAGCAGGGCGAGGTTTAGGGATTCGCCGATGCTGTAGAAGGCTAGGCGGGCGTTTGAGAAAGCAGCGGGGGATCCTTGGTTATTTAGAGCAAATACCCAATTTGTTATGTTGTCAGCAGTCGTAGAAGCTGATGCAGTTATTGCGTTGGAACCAGATATGCGAGCAGTGTACTCGCTTCCTGAACTTCTTGAAGCGCCAATGAGGGTCGGCGTGTTTAGCGAAGCTGTGCCGACATCTTGAAAAGTATCTGTGCTGGGTAGGCTCCTAAATCGGCCAGCCGTGCCCGTAAATCCTAAAGTTGATGTACCCGCAAAAGACACAGTAGATCTACCACCCAAAAATAATTGAGACGTTAATGCGGCTAGGCTCGCATATACGCAAGCGTGGCGATTATTCTGCGGGTCAGCATTGTTATTCCTGTTGCTGTTCAGATAATTATCTGTTCCGTTTCCCGCCGTCCCCGTCCTTCGGTTGTAGTTCCATCCGCCTTCCGTGCCAAACCGAGTCGGCGCCGCCCCCACCAACGGCACCAACGCACCAGCCAGCGTGCGGGCACCGGCCATGATCGGCGCGGCCTTGATGATGCTGTTGGCTTGGCTCAGCACGCCGCCGCTGGTGCCTAGGTCGCCAACGTTGATCGAGTCGCGGATGAACACGTCGTAGGCGTCACGCACGCCAACCTCTAGACCCAGCGTGTTGCCCGCTGCTACGTCAGCAGCAACCACCCGGTCGATGTAGTCCTGAACAGGGCCGATGTAGGCGCTAAACCTCCCCGTTCCAACCCAGATAATCGCCATCAGTCCACCCTCTCCCAGATCAGCGATTCCTGTTCAGGCGTCGCGGGATCATCCGACAGGAACTGCCCGCCCTCGCCACGGGCTTGCGTCACCACCCACAGATCGCCGGCAGCGTCCACCCACTCCTGACCCGCGCTCGCGGCGGCAGGCCGCAGGGAGCCGCCCAGTGCAGCCACGAATCCATCGGGCAGGTGGAGGGCTATCGCCAGCCCGCGAACCTCCTGCAGCAGCTCGGCGGACACCAGCCCCAGCCGGCGTAGGCTCAGCCAGGCCGCTCGAAAATCGTCCACGTCACCGCCGCCGGCAGCGGTAAGCAGGGTGGCAGGCAGGCTGAGCGCTGCAGCCGGGGCTGTGCTCAGCCCGCCGCCCAGCAACGCATTGATGGCGGGGTGGCTCAGCAGAGTGCGCTTAAACGTCCTCCAGTCAGCAATTGGCGCAGGCTCCGGGGTGTCCACCACGCTCCAGCCCCATCGCCATTCGCCAGCCTCCAGGTCCACCGTGCGGGTCTGGCTGACCTGCTGGCCGGCGCCGGGCTCAGGGGGAGCCTCGCGCACCACACGGAGCACTGCGTAGCGGGGGTCGAGCTGCTCGACCGGCTGATCATCCGCTCTGGGGTAATCCCGAACCTGAGCGGTCTGGGTGTCGAACAGGACGAGGTTTCTCATCAGGCCCTCCGCACGAACAGCGAAACCTTCAAGCCCGCACCGGCCACCGTGCTACCGATCTGGTCAATATCGATGCTGATCTCGGCGTCGTCCGCCAGGCTGGAATCCGTGATCGTTGCGGCGCTGGCCGCGGTGGTGCTGCTGAACTCGGTGGCGTCGATGCTGAGTTTCGTGCCCAGCACGCTGGCGCCTGCCTCGTTCACGTCCACGATCAGCGTGCTGCCGGTCGGCGCTGTGTTCACATTGGCCCGCACCGCCAGCAGCGTGGCAGCAAACGGCATCCTGAATCGAATCCTGTTGGTGCCGGTGGTGAGGGCGGTGGACTCATCGCCTACCGGGATCACGATCACGTCATCCGGCAAGTTTTGATTTTTCCACAGCCCATCTGATGCCAGCCGGAGCACCTGCCCGGTGGTGGCGCCACTCAGCAGCACATCATGCAGCTCGGCCAGCTCAAGGCCGTTGTCCACCTTGACGTAGAGGATCCCTGCGGCGCCGGCTGCCTGCTTCACGCAGTAGCCGCACACCACGCCATGCGCCGGCTGGGTTGGGCGGGTGGTCGTTAGCTGACCGGCAGTTTCGCTCAGCCAAACGATCTGCCCCTCAGTGAGCGTTGCGGTGCTGATTCCGTCCAGCAGGCCCACTGCTACGACATATCCGTTGGCGTTGATTCCGATCTCTTCCTGCGCCAGGCCGAGCGTCTGTGACGTCGTCGCCTCTGTGCTCGCGTCAGCCAGCGCCACTGTGAGGGTGGTGCCGCTGCTGCCGGTCTGGTAGACCGCCGCGCCTTTCGGGATCAGAACACCGGAGTTATTGCGCACATACTTGCGCACCAGCGTGGCTGAATCGACCGCGATGCTGTCGAGCTTGGTCTTGTCCGCAGCACTCTGCAGGCCCGCCAGAGTGGTAGTGGCTTGAGGCAGCGTCACATCCGCCCCTGTGCTGCTGGCAAGCAGCCTGCTGGAGGCGGTGTAGCTCAGATCTGTGCCCACATTTTCCTGGGCGCCAGCCTCAATCCCGTCAAGCTTTGCTTTGTCGGCTGAGGCCATTAGGCCGGCCGCACTGGTGGTTGCCACGGGCAGCGCCACATCAGCACCTGTGGAGCTCGCCAGCGTCCGGGTGGCGGCGGTGTAACTCAGGTCTGTGCCAGCCGCCTCAATCCCATCCTCCAGCTTGTCTAGGTTGCCATCATGCTCCGCCGCCGTAAGCGGCGTGCCCTTGACCAGTCGCCGGGTCAGATTCAGCGTCATGCGAACACCCCGGCCTCAAAAACGCCTTCCAAGTACACCGTAAAGACGGCCTCAATCTTCTCCAGCAGCACGATCGACAGCAGCCCGTCAGCCATCCGCATCGGCTCGTGCCGCACCTTGTACAGCCCGCCGTCCACGGTCACCTGGTCGCCGTAGGCCAGGCTGCCCAGCTCGGAGGTTTTGATGGTCAGGGCGTTCTCCAGGCTCAGCACCTGTTCATCCAGCGTGATCTCCGTCTTCCGGTCAAACATGCCGAAGGTGCTTACCGCGCCGAACTCAACCACCACTCGGCCCAGCCGCCTGGATGTGGCCTCCCACATCCGCAGATGCAACCTGTCCCAGGGGTTGGCCATGTCAGAAAGTCAGAGGCCCCGCCTGAGCGGGGCCAGGGTTGGTCAGTTGTCAAGCAACACCCGCACTGTCGTCGCCGCCTGAGCAGCGACAGCCAGCGCATAGCCCACCTTCTTGCGGCTGCCGGAGCTGTCAGTACCGGACACGCTGCCGGAGCTGAAATACACCGGGCCGCCGGCGGTGGTGGCATCGCCAGACGCGGCGGTGAGCTTGGGCAGGGTGAACACACCCTCCAGGGCCAGGGTGCCGGTGGCGCCATTGGCCACGTCGGTCACGGCCACGCCGTGGAGATCACCCACCTGCACCAGCTGGCCGCTGGTGATGGTGGCGCCGGCGGTGAACTCGATGTACTTGCCGTCTTGGACGTAGTTCTTCATGGAATTAATGCAATGGGGTTAGAAATGGAATCAGACGTTCTTGGAGCGGTAGAACCCGCGGAAGTCCTTCACCGCAGCGCCGAAGTCAAATCGGGCCAGCAGTTCCACACCATCGGGGTCGCGCTTCTCGGTGGTCGTCACCGTGGGGCCTTCCTCGCCGGCCAGGTAGCCGTACACGATGCCCTCCACAGCGCCGGGGCTCACGGCCAGATACCACACATCGGCATTACCGTCGAGGCGAGGCTCAACGATCAGCTCCATGTTGGCGGTCTGGGCATTCACCACAGGGCCGTTGTCGCCGGTGCGGGCGGAAGGTGCGAAACCGGACGGGAACAGGAACTGCAGAGCGGTGCTCTCCAGATCCGAGGGCACCATTAGATAGGAAGGCGTGAGGTTGATGGTGTTGCCAGCCAGGTCGGTCTGCTTGCGCATGGCCTTCTTCGCGGTGTTGAACCCGCTGGTGGTAATCGCCAGGCCGGTGGAGCCGCCCATGTTGTTGTGGGCTGCATTGAACAACGCCACGCTGTCCACGCTGGTCACGGCGTTGCCGGTGATCAGGCCCCAGATGATGTTGCTCTCAAGGCGGCGGAATCCGCGGCCGAGCATCTCAGGAACACGCTCCAGAGCGCTCAGATCATCGTTGATGATGGCCTGGCGGGTAACGGTCACCTTGCGGGCGTAGGTGGCCAGCTTCCAGGTGTGCTGGGCCTCAACCAGAGTGCCGGCCTTGTACTCGCCGCCTTCGAGCAATGCCTCAGGGGTGAGTGCGCCAGCCACGATCAAATCGTTGGCGTTTTTGAAGTCGGGCAGGTTGCGCTGACGGGCGATCGGTCGCCAGGTGTGGGGCTCCTCCTGATAGGCAGCGTCGAGAGTCTTGCCGGCCAGGTTGGAGAACAGCAGCGGGAAGTCGCTGGTGCTGTGGAAACCACGGCTGACCAGTTCGGTCTTGCTCATGCCCCGGGTGTTGGTGCCGCGGGATTCCAGATACTGGCGGGTCAGTTCCAGCAGGGTGTAGGAGCGGAACTCGCGGCCCAGGTCGGCGTCGTCACCCTTGAGGGTGCCGGGACGGATGCGGGCCTCCAGGCCCAGGCTGATGCCGCGCATCAGGGTGTCGCCGCTGTCGCGGGTCACCTCGACGCGGGCGGGATGACCCAGAGGGGCGGGGCCGTCAGCGGCGCGGGTGTCGCCGCCCTCAAGGCGCAGGCGCATCAGGCGCACGGCCTCACGGCTGCACTCGGTCACGGTCTTGCCGGAGCGCACCAGCTCATCAGTCTGGGCGTCGGTCAGGCCAGCATCGCGGCCGAGACGCAGGATCTCGTTTTCGCGGCGGAGTTCGGAAGCGGTGCGCTGCAGCTCGGCGTCTGCGGCGGCCACGGGGGCGGGGGAAGGGGAAGGATCGGCAGCGCGGGCCTGGGTTGCAGGCTGCTGCTCAGCCGGATCACCTCCGGCCTGGCTGTTCAGGTTGTCGGGCATGGAAGTGTCCGGTGCGGATGATTGATTGCGGGTTTGCGCTTTCGCGTCGAAGGGCACGCCCACCAGGCTGAGCTCCATTGGCTCCCAGTCCAGTGCGCGGTAGGTCGGCGGTTGGCCATCGGCGCTGCGGATCGGGTCAGACCACCTGTGGACCTGATACCCAACCGAGACATTGCGGATGATGCCGCTCGCCACATCACGGAAGATCGGCTCCACCTCCGCACGCTCCGAAAAACGCACGCGGGCCCGGCCCTCTCCGTTTTCAATCCAGGCCCGCTCCACCACCCCGAGGATGTTGGACAGGTCGGCGGATTGATGGCTGTTCAACAGCGCGGCGCCGTTGTTCAGCCGGTCGAGGCGCACGGCATCGGTGCTCATGTCGAGCTCCTCAAACCAATCGCCGTCGAACCAGGAAGCACGCCGCCCCCGGGCGCCCGTGGTCCAGGTCAGCTCGATGGTGCGAGCATCAGGATTCAGCGTCGCCGGCTGAAAAGCCGCACGCCGCATGTCACCGGGCTGGGGGTGTTGGTACTCCATGCCCTCAGGCTATGGACTACTCCTGAGCTTCCGGTTCCTCACCCTCGGCAGGCGCTGCAGATCGACCGGCTGCAGCCGTCATGCCATCCACGCTGAGCGCCAGGCCCTTGCCGCGGGCGTTGGCCATGTCGGCCTCCAGTTCGGCCATCACTTCGGCGGGGATGAACCCAAGGGAGCGCTGCACTTCGCTCAGGCTCATAAATCCAGCCTTCACACCCTCGATCAGCGCGGTGATCTCCTTGGCCGGGTCCACCAGTTCGCGACGGGGCGGGGTCCAGATCATGCGGCGGGGGCCACGCACCTGAGATAGGCGGGCGGCCTCGTTGAACCAGCGATGCACCGGGTCGAGCACCTGCGGGATTGTAATGTTCCAGCGCCAGGCTGCGACGTTGCGGTGGAACTCCAGCCACCCCATGCGGGCGCTACTGAAGTTCACGTCCGACAGGATGCCGGTCAGGGCCTCGAATGTGATCCCGTAGCCCGCCGCCACCGCGTGGAGGTGGTGTTTCTGGTGGCTCACGTAGTCCGGCGACTGGGGCGGGTTGGCGAAGGTGATCTGCTTGCCATCGGGCAGGATCTCGATCGCGCCCGGCTCCAGTGTTTCAGTGAGCGCTGTGGTGCTGGCCAGGTCACTGGGCTCGTTGGAATAGACAAACGCTGTGAAACAGGCCGCGATCTTCGTTTTCAGCAGCATCGCCTGGGTGATGTCGTCAATATCCCGCAGGTGGAGCAGCACGGCTGACCCAAAAGGCACGCCGATGGCCTGCCCGGGGCGGTTCACTTCGTAGGTGTGGATGATCTCCGACGCAGGCACGAAGTCGCTCTGGATCTTCACCCCGTTCCATTCGGTCTCGCCCGGGTGGGTCTGCCGGATCCAGTAGCCCTCCAGCCGGCCGTCGCGGTCGTACTGCTGGCCGAACTTGATCCGGCTGCCGTCGTCCCGGCTGAAATCCAGCATGTCGGGCTCCATCACCTGCAGCCGCAGGCCCACCAGCCCCTGATCAGCCATACGCTCATCCATCCGGCGGCGGATCAGGCAGCTGCCGCGCACGGCGGTCGTTCTCGCGATCAACGACTGCAGGCCGTACCAGTTCAATTTCCCGGCGTAGTCGCACTCGATCGTGTCCGCCCAGTCGTTCCAGGCCTGCTCATACCGGCGGCTGCCACCCTGCGGGCTGCCGATGATGCCATCCCCCACCCAGTTGTTGACGATCACCCGAACCGCACGATTGGCCCAAGGGTTGGAATCCACCAGATCCTGGTGCCGGCGCGTCAGCAGCCGCCAGGCGGTGCGGATGTCAGCATTGGGCCCGCCGTTGCGGGTGTACCAGTTCTCTGTGCGCCTGGATTCCTTTGCCGACTCAAACGCCCGCAGGTGGGTGATGGCCAGCTGTTTCTGTGCATCCTTCAGCGCCAGCTCCAGCTGATCGCGGGTGGGTCGCTTGGCCATCAGTCCCTCTTGAAGCTGGCGTAGTGCCGGCGGCGGCCGGCGCCGGCGATGCCGAGCTCCTCTTCCATGGTCGCCTTGAGTTTCATCATGTCGGTCAGGTTCCGGTACGAAACCTGCCGGCCGTTGCTGCTGACGGTGGTAACGCCCTCGGCAATCGCAGCCACTAGGTCGTCGTACTGCTGCTGCGTGAATGCCATTGGACACCTCCCCGGTTCAGGCTACCGAGCGAGCCAAGTTCCCTTGCGGCGCTCGACGGCGGCAGGGGCGGCAGGGGCGGTGAGCTGCTGCGCGAGGCGATCCCACATCGTCCCCCGGGCGTACCTCCTAGACACCAGCTGCAGCGCGGCATAGGCCATCCGCGTGCAGTCGCCGCCCTCGTCGCGGCTGCCGGGTGGGCACTTCCACTCGTAGACCGTCTGGCCATTTTGGCGCTTGGGCAGCTTCTTCCACGGGAACACCTCCGCCAGGAACTGATCAGTCGAGGCCTCGCCGAAGTGCAGATAGCCAGGTCCAGGTGTTTCCTGTCTCAGCCGGCCCTGCAGGTGCTGAATGCTGGTGTCATAGCCCACCGGATACAGCAGCACATCGCGCCGGGTGGAGGCCTGATTCTTCCGGTCAACAAACACAGCCTTGCCCTTGTCAATCAGCGGCCGACCCTTGCCTGAAATGCCCTTCATGGGCGCCCACTTGCCCGCTCGGGTGCGGCACCAGTCGCGCACTTCCTTGGTCGCCAGGCCGCCATCGTCAATCCCGCCAAGGGCGATCTGCAGCTCTACGCCATCCTCCCGGCGCCAGCGGGTCTCGCTGATCGCATCGAGCTGATCAAGGGTCTCGGTCTGCTGTGGGTCGCCGTCGATCTCGTAGTGGGCAATGTGCCAGCCCTCTTCGCCGCGGCCCCATCCCCAGACGGTCAGCACCAGCCGTTCGCCCACGGCGCCGCCGCCGCCCTGCACGTCCACGCCGGCGGTGAGCAGCAGCACGCCACCGGGCACGGTGCCGGCCGGGTAGCCGTTGCCGGCCTCCGCATCCTCGCGGCGCTTGGTCAGCCCCTCCACGTTCAGCTTGCCGGCGAGGGTGTCTTCCCAGGGCAGGCCCAGCACGGTGTTGTGGAAGGTCTGCATCAGGTCGGGGTCGCCCTTGCGCATCATCTCCAGCGCCTCCTGGTACTCCCGCACCAGCACGTCCCAGTCGGCTGCCGGTGAGTAGCTGTAGGCCGCCCAGATGTGGAAGCTCACCAGGCCCGGCACTTGGGAGACGGCCGTAGCCCGCCACTCACCCCGCTCCACCATCCAACGCTTTTTGCTGTGGGGGATCAGCTCGTGACAGTTCTGGCATTCGTACTTGCCGGCATCTTCGCCCTCCTTTCGCATCTGCTCCCACCGCAGCGTCTGGTGATCGCCGCAGAACGGGCAGGGCGCATAGAACCGCCGCTGATCACCCTTCAGGAACCACTGCTCGGTCTTGCCGCCCACCTCCGCCTTGAAGATCGGCGTGCCGCCAATGGCAATCTTCCGGTCCCAGTAGTAGTCCGCCCGGTTCCGGCC